TCGAGTCTATGCTGATACACGGCAAACATAAGGGTGTCAGGTTTTACTATACCACGTCAGGTGGCGGCATCTTCAATGTCATCACCAAGTCTGTCATAAACGGTGCCGTATCAGAACTGAGTTCACTTGCAAAAAATGCGTTTAACAGTTTATTGACGAAGAAAGTAAGCAATGGGATGCGTTCTGCTAATCCGTCATGGGCATCAAAACGCATTGAAGCCATTAAGGACGAAAGAAGCAAAAATTACGGCCAATTCCCAGTCAATAACGGAAGCGCATACGTGTTTGCAACTGACTGCCAAGGTTATAGATGCCGTGATGCCCTGATGCTTGGTATTCCGCTTGATGACAATAAGACCGTGTTCTTTTCCCAGAGGTACAGGAACGAGGACTACATCACGGGCTACAGTTATGATGGTGATGGCAAAAGGGGTTACAAAGCGAATGACATACCAAACTGTGACCATCTCGTATGGTTTGACAGTACCGCCATCGTAAGTGTGGAAAGTTCCAAAAACCTCGTAATAACACAAGTGCAAGGCCGTGATTACAGCCGTAAGGAACTGGTATCTAACGGCGATGTCAATATCAGCGTAAGTGGCTACATTACAAGTCTTTATCCAGACGTTTATCCACAAGAAGAAGTCAAGAAACTCAGGCAGATACTCCGTTATAAGGGCATCATTAAGGTGAACAACATCATTCTTGACAGCTGGGATATTGATAAAATTATCATCAAGGACTTCAACTTTCCGCAGGAAGAGGGCGGCAAGTCCGTACAGAGATATTCGTTCAATGCCGTTGCAGTGCAGCCAGTCATGCTCTCAGAGGTTACGGAAGACAGCATACAGATTATCACTCAGCCGTTTGAAAGTTCAGATACGAAGAAAAAGAGCAAATGGTCAGACATGATTGACTCAAATATTGAAAGTTTGAAGAAAGGTGCTGGCAGTTTGCTTGACGTTGGTCTTTCAAAGGGAAGTGAAGCACTTAACAATACCCTTTACAACAAGAATCGTTAAGGTTATGGATAGTGAACAAAAAGCACCGAAGGTAATTGAGAGAAAAGACTACAGGCAAGAACTTCTCCAGTATCAGACGTATGGTGGAAAAGATTCAACGCCATCATACGTCTATCATGGCATGGATGATGACCGGCTGATGATTCTTTGTTGCCAGATTAAGATATGGCAGGCAAATGGCACAGACTGGTTCAACATTCCGGCGGTAACAGACAAGAATTGCCTCGTCATACGTGAAGTCTCTTCTATTGAGGTCACAAAGTCGTACAAAGATATTATCAGTACGGCTGTCATATCAATACCAAGGGGTACTGTCGTTGACAAACGTAACAAAGAAGCTGTTGTTAAGACTGGCGATAAAGAAACAGGTACTGAAAGCAAAAATCAGACTGTAGTAAAGGCCACTGAAAGCGGCGACCTTATGACTGTTGGCAGCGCAAGGTATTTGAAGGACGGAACACCTACTGCTTCACTTGCTCCAAATTATGATGACAAGGGGCTGGTGGATTTCAACAGGACGGAGCAGGAAGTTGCCCTTCTTGAGCCTGGTGACATGGCAATAGGGAACAGAATCGAGATAAGGTTGGGTTATGCCTATTCGGAAGAGGAGTACGAACTGATAAGGACAAGTGAGGGGAAAGACGTAAACCTCGATCTTGTATTCACGGGCTTCATAACTGGCATATCGGTTGGTACGCCTCTTCAGATTGAATGTGAGAATATGGCCCACCTTCTCACCACCTTCAGTATACCGAAGAACATCACTGATAAGACCCCGCTGACCGTTAAGGACTTTCTTTCAAACGACGGTAAATACAAGCTGCTTGAAGGAACTGGTCTTGAACTTACAGAATCGACCAAGCAATGTAACATCGACGTAAGGGGGGCGCAAGTGAACAGTCAGATGTCAGTTGTTGATGTCATCGACCTTTGGCGCAAGTTTGGTGTGATGAGCTACATGCAGGATGAAAGCGACGGAACCTCCAGACTTCGAGTCGCAAAAATCTACTATATAGGAAACAAGAACTCGAACGGCTCAAATATGCCGACCGATGATGTCAACTATATTACATACAACGGCGGCAATAATGTCTATGTCATCATACAGGCAGACTGGGATGTTGCGGACGATGACCTTGGCCTTATGCACACTGACAAGAAATATCTTGCTGTTGAGGCAGAAGGAAGAAACAAGGACGGAAACTGGATAAAATTGACCCTTATTAAACGTCCTGACATTGACGATGAAGGCTGGACTACCGACAAGGACGGGCAGTTCTACGTCAGCAATGAGCAGGAATACACACCCAGAAAAAAGAAGAAGCGTACTGGCGGTACTAACAACACAATGGTGAAGAAACAGAAGCTCTCCAACAAAATCAGCATGAAGCGATACAATGTCGTACCATATATCTCATCAAAGGTCGGCATTACAAGAGACGAGCTGGTAGAGGAGGCTAAGCAGTATTGGAATTTATATGTGCCGAATGGTATTGACGGAAGCATTACACTCTTTGGCGACCTTGACATACAGCCGGCACAAATCGTAGGGCTTGTTGACCAGAGACAACCTGAGAAGAACGGCTACTACTTGGTGGAAAGCGTGAACATAGAGTTCGGTACGAACGGCTACAGGAAGAAACTTAAACTACCGTACAAGCTTGCCTCTTTCGGCGGGCCTGTCATAAACATCATATAATATGTCAACAAGAGGAAAAGCCAATGAAATAAGGAAGTCATATATGGACTTCATCCAGCAAACCGCATTTCGCGGTAGGATAGACAGTGAGGGGAATCTGATAGGAACACGGAAAATCACTGGCTACGTTGCGAAAATACATGAGGATGGTGAGCTGAAAGGAACTATTGATGTTCAGGAGTTCAATGACGCATACGACGAAGATGTTCAGGAAATGAGAGGTGCTGGCTACCATGAAGGTGTAAGGCTATGCGCAACGAAGATAAACGGCTGTGGATTCCTGATCGTGCCACTGATGTTTTCCGAAGTAGTCATCACTCAAAATCCATCCAATCAAGAGGAATACGTCATCGGCTTCAGCCACGCCAAGACCATCCAGATGACCAGCCATGAATCTATACAGATTGGTGCTATTGAGCATGAGGACTTTAATGAGACCGACGATGGGCTGGAGAAGGACTTTGACGAACTGGAAGAAACTGGCAAGAAAGCAGTTACTGACTACACAACGGAATCCATCAGAGACGAAGTTTCTATTGATGGTGAGGGTTTTATTGAGGAAAAGACTTCAGAGAAAAAAACCATTACCGTCGGCGACACCACGATTACGATTGAAGGTTTAAAAGTAACTATTGAAACAAGCGATACTGTTACAATTAAGGCAGACAAAGCCAACATTGATGTGAACGAGTCTGAAATCAAAACGAATAGTTCCAATATTGAAGGAAACAGCGTGACCATCAAGGGGAATAATGTTGAGATTACAGGTGGAAACCTGAAAGTTGGCGGTGCCGTTTCAACGCCTGGTGTAGGACCATTTAATGCCATTGCTGCATGTCCGTTCAGTGGAGCACCACATGGCGGTACAATGGTAAGTGGAACATAATATTAAGCTTGACAGAATCGTACTGCACAATAAAAGATATGGGAAAGAGTGCATTCGCAAGCGCGATAATCACGAAGATGAGAAGCGCAATAGGAACTAATGGTCGGAATTTCAATAGTGGAACTCCAGCTGTTGCAATGGCTGCTTTTGCGGAGGCTATTACAGAATATCTGATAGCCAATACGGTGGTCGCCATAACGTATGATGGCATTATAACGGAAACTGGAAGTCCTGACCCTGTAGTGAGTGATACATTCAATATTATCGGAAGTTGTGCGCCTCCAATCAGTACCGGAGGATTTGATACGTGGTGCCAACAGTTACAGGCAAATATTATTGCTGGTTTTGCTCTTGCCCCAATCGGTGATAATGGAATTGTATTTGAGACCAGACCATTTCTCAATAAAACGTTAGATTTATCACAACAACATTTACAGCCATTATTGACGAATGCCCATGATGCAAGTGACACAAATCCTCAGCAAAAAGTATGGGAAATTATCTGTCAAGCTATTATTGAATGGATAGGGGGCACTGCTAAAAACACCGTTCCAGGTCCAGCTACAAATCCGTCTGCATCATCTGCTGGTCAGGCGCAAATCACAAGTATAACAATAACATAAGACAATAATATAAATGGCGAACACTGTAAGAGACATACTTGTTGACATAAAGAGCAAGGACTTGATTTTTTCCGATAAGGACAAGAAATCAAGAGTCTATTACGATGTTGTCTGGGGTGTTTTGTTTCCCAATGATGGCGAAGATGAATTGTTTGCCAATATCATTATACCACCGAACAAAATCAGTAAAATAGGCAATGATGAAAACACTATCTTTATAAGTGCTGCCTATATACCGCAAGACACTTCGTTCAAGTTCAGATTTGTCACTTACTTTGGTAATGGATATGCAGAAATAAGTCAGAACAATTGTCCGTTTCCAGTCGTTTCAACGGCATATACACTTAATAACGGCGACCATGCCATTAGTGCGTCAGAACTTGTTACAATTAACAGTGATGGTATCTTTTGCGTAAAGTTTGTAGATTATAATGACAATAACAGAGGGTACATATATAATGGTGAAAAAACAGATTTCACAATAGGGTATTCAGATAACCAGTCTGCGCAATTATTGTCGTATTGCGGTCCTGGGAAATATTACAAACATCCGTTGTCTGGTATTGACATTATCAAATATATCAATACCGTTGTAGAACAGACAGATTTCTCTTCAGTTGCATCAGAGCAATTCAATGGCAACAATACAGCCATACAGGAAATGGGATTTGACTCAGCGACTGGCGATTTTCAGGTTGTCGTAAGTCCAGAACAATATATAGATGATGAAGAACTGCTCGACGTTGACCAGCTCGACCTCAGCAGCCTCGACATAACCGACGAAATGCTTGGGGGTGCTAACTTGGATGATTGCGACGGTGATTACTACGACGGGCTTATCCCA